CACCAGCAGGTAGTGCTTATAGGTGCTGCTGAAGCAGTTGTCGACGCTGACAGTGGACGCAGTCGTAAACGTCGTCGTCGTGATCTTCTTCCACATTAGGAGACCGCCAGTCCGAAGATGGAAAATTGACCGGTGATCGTTCCGGCGCTGGCAAAGATCGTGCAGCCATCGTATTGAGTCGTGAGTCCATGCGCGCCCACTTCACTAAACAGTGAGATATTTCCGGTGAAGTCATAGGACAACTCAACAGCCGCAGTGGTGCGCACTGCGTCGTATGGATTGTGCAGCCAAAGTTCGTTATAGGGAGAGTACGCGGTCGCAACCTGCGCAATGCCTCGGCCGAACACCATTGAGGTGTCGGTTGTGGCCCTGTTCGCACTCGGTGATGTGCTGGCAGCCTGGATGAATTGGCGCCGATAATCACTGCCAGATGCGTCGGTTCCCGACGCGCGCAATCGCAGGTTGATGTATTGCGAAGTGCCAGTCGAGCCGAGGACGTAGCCGCGCAGCAGGTAGTGCTTATAGGTGCTGCTGAAGCAGTTGTCGACGCTGACAGTGGACGCAGTCGTAAACGTCGTCGTCGTGATGTACCGCAGGCCATTACTTGGCATCAGGCCACCAGTCCATATATGTAGATCGTTCCTGTGATCGTGCCGGTTGATGCGCCGCCGCCCTGCGCGACCAAGAAAGAAATGCCGTCATACGATGTAGACAGGTCATGCGCGAGCAGTAGGTACTCGGCGACGATGTTGCCAGTGGCTGCCTGGGTGTGCCGGACCACAGCAGTCGTCGGCACTGCTTGGAATGGGTTTGACATCCACGCCTGCACAAGACCGATGCTGGTCGCTTCGACATAACCGAGCAGCGGGTTGAACGCGGTGTTACCGGTGGCGCGTGCACCGCTGACTGTGGTGCTGCTTCCAGTAAGCGACTGCTGTCGATAGTTCGCTGCTGACGCGTCGACGCCACCGACACGCATCCTCGCCTGGATGATGTTCTGCGCGACAGTGCCGCTGACATCTCGCAACATTAGATAGTGCGTGTAGCGGCTGCTGAAACAGTTATCCACACTGACAGTGGACGCGGCTGAGAAGGTCGTCGATGTGATGAATTCCAAATCGCCCATTCCGCTACCGGATGCCGCGAATGGGCCGAGCGCCTGAAACAGCGTCACGTCGTGATATTCCCGACGACGAGCCACTCATTAGTGCCGATCTTGTAGCACTGAGCAGCTCCATACTGCTGCGAAATCTTCAACGCAGAACCTGCTGAGCGCAGCGTGACACCAGATCCTGCCGCAATCGTCACCTGGCCTGCGCCGGTTTGCGCAACAGCGATCGCCGCGCCGGCAGTGAACGCCACTGAACTGTTTGGTGGAACAGTGACAGTGCCAGCAGCAGCGGTTCCGAGGGTTACCAGTTTGCCAGCGTCCGCAAGCACCAGCGTGTAGTTACTGGTTTGTGCATTGATTGTCGGCCCATTGATCGCATCGTTGAGCGCTGACGCTGGCAGCACCGCACCGGCGCTGAAATTAGCCATGCTTATCCCTCACAATCCGAGGATGTCGTTGTCAAGAACGCCGAATATGGCGTCGTCGAGGATGAATCCGACCTGTTGCGCTGACATGGAGAAGGTGACCAAATACCGGCCGGGTACTGCCTCGTGGCGAATCTCGTCAATGCCAACATATTGCGATAGCGCTGTCCCGACACCATTTGGTGTCCAGGTCACTTGCACAATGTCAGCGACCTCCAGGCCTAGCACCTGCGAGGCTGCTGCGCTGCTAATGCCTTGCAGATTGACTGTGAGCGACCTAATCACATACTGCGGCGTGGAGTACTTGCCGGACAGCCAGCTCGCCAATTCGCTGGCCTTGCCATCAGAGTCAAGCAGCGTGTCCAGCGTGTAGGTGGTGTAACCATATGAGGTTGCTGCGGCATCGTTCGTCACAGTTGCTGTGCCGATAGTGCTGGTGCCATTGCTGCGCGTCACAGTTGCCTCGGTGTACAAGGTCTCAGTGCCGTACTGCACCTCTATGGCCTGAAATGGGATTCCGCCAGTGCCGAAGGCCACACCCGAGAAGGTTTGCGCCTGCGACCGGTCGCGGAATGTTATGAGACCGGCCTTGTTGACGAATAGTGCAGCGCCACCATTTTCAGATGCTTCGACCTTTTGTAGGTACTGCAGGCCATTGGTGTTTACGCTGATTGTGTCGGCGAGCAGTGTCGCCTGGCCGGTGGCGATTGACGTTTGTGCAGTAGGCCAGCCTAAAGCATTGAGGTAGGTGCTGATGCGTGCGCCGGTCAGCTGAGCCGCAGCTGTGCCAGCAGCCAATGTCTGGTTGGCGATGAGCGCGAAGCCATCAGAGCAGGAAGCCTCCGCGACTGAATCACCTGACAGTTCATAGACGAGATCCCAGTCCTCTACCTGACCAGTAAACACGTCAACTGAGTCAACTGTGATCTTGACTTCTTTGCGAGGCACGATCTGCCCGGCGTATGGGGTCAGCGCGGTTCCAGCCAGCGGGTCAAAGGTGCGTGCCCGATTGTCAAGTCTGATGGTGGCAGCGCCTGCGGTAAAGCGGTCAAGTTGGCGTGATCGCCCCCGGCGGGTTGTTATCGACCTCGTGTAGGCGGTGACGTCCTGCAGGATGTTACCGGCCAGCTTGTAGGTCGCATTATCAAGGACACCTTTGGTTGTGTCGTTGAGGGTGAAGAAGTCGCCGAGACCATTTGCTGCCAGGTCGAACGCGATTTCTACTTTGAGGTCAGGCACTGGCGAATACCGGACCTGAGGCGCGCTCGAAGGATTTGATCGCTTCGACGACCTGGCGGCCTATTTCACGTGGGTCACCAACTCCGGCCTGCACTGTGATGTTGTAGGTGCTGCCGCCGAATGCACTGCCGCCACCCAGGCCGCCACCCAGGCCGCCATTAGGGATGATGGTGCCGGACGTGTTGGGGACGAACAGTTCAGGTCCCATGTCGCCGACGATGTATGGCCGATTCGCGGTGACTGGTCCACCATCGCCCATGACTGGGAAGAAGTCGAGTAGTGCGCCGGGGTCGAAGATTCCTGTGCCAGCGTTGAATGCCTGCAGTGCTATGGCCTGCTGCTGCTCCATGACACCGGAGGGTGTTGGGGTGAAGCTGGCAGCACCGCCGCCGCCGATGTTGCGGGTCTCGATGTCGATGAACGTTTTCCGGTACAGCGACGCTGCCAGGGAATCCATGGCCTCTTGCAGCGTGCGGTACGCCTTACCCTTCTTGCCGGTTAGCGCGTCGATCAGCGCCTGCATCATGTCAATCGCCATTTGGATGCCCACCTGGCCGAACGCGGCCGCAGCCTGGTTGCCGGTTTGCACCGCAATGTTGTTCACCGAGGTGTACACCTCATTGGCTCGGCGCACATTCTCGTTCACGTTGCCGGTCAGCAAAGCGTCGGCGATGTCAGCGCCACGCTGATACCCGGCAGACACGATCTCGTCGAATGCCTGCTTGGACAGGCCAGCGTTCAACAGTTTCTGCAGATTCCCAGCGAACGCTTGAATCTTGGCGCCCTGGTCAATGAACGCGTCGACAATGCTGCCGCCGGTTTCCTTCGCCTTCTCCAACGCGGACGCTAAAGACAGTTGCCCGGTCAGCCCATCGGCGACCTGCTGGCCGATCTGCCTGGCCGCCTCGATCTTCTCGCCAAGCACTGAGAATGCCTGGTCGAACAGGCCGCGAACCTGGTCGGCTGCTGGCCCTCGCTGGTCGGCGAACTTGGCGAACATGGCTTGCGCGACCTGAATGGATGCGTTGGCTAGCGCTGGTTGAGCCTGGTTCTGCAGGATTCGCGCTGCCAGGTCCAATCGGCGTTGCATCTCAGCACCGATGACGCGGTCAACAGACCCACCAGCGGACCCTGTGCGTGCCATGCCATAGGTGGTGCCTGCGACGCTGCCAGAGGTACCGGTGTCACCGACCGGGTCCATGAGGCCGGGAATGTAGTTGGATGGTCGAATTGGTTTGAGGCCACCGGTGCCCTTACTCGGCACGCCCATCCCTGGAATCTCTGCGCTACCACCCAGTTTGGCCAGACCGAGAATCAGCGGATTGACACCTAAAAGAAGCGTGTCAACCAGGCTCAGCTTGAACCTGTCTAGGCCTGGAATTGAGGAATATAGATCGTTTCGGAAATCGATGGCAGCAGCGCCAGCAATACCAGCACCTCTAGCGGCATCGCCAAGCGCAATTCCCATCTCATCAATGAAACTGATAGCGCCATCGACGCCACCCATGGACTCACTCATTCGATCAAGTCCATCGAGCAGTCCACGACCGATGGCTTCCTTGGCTTCATCAACCGCCACAGTTATTCGCGCCATTTTGCCGCTGTACGTTTCGGCTGCGGTCGCGGCTTGTCCGCCGAACTTGCGGGTCAATTCGGCGGTGATGGCGTCCATATCCCGCGACTTCAGGATGCTGGCATCCAAGCCAACACCCAAGCGCTGCAGCGCGGTTGTTTGGCCGCTGCTGGCCTTCGCCAACGCCAAGGTGACGCTTTCCAGGTCCCGGCCGGTGCCCGCGCTAATGTCCAGTGCGACGCTAAGCAGCTTCTGCGACTCGGCGACATCCTCAGTGGCTAGCGCCAACTGCTGGAACGCTGGACGCAGCTGGTCGTCCGCGATGCCGAGCATTCTGCTCATCCGACCGATGCCGGTCTCTATTTCTGGCATTTGCGAGGCTAGACCAACGTTGTCCATGGCCTTGGCCAGCGCCTTCATGGACTTTTCGTCTTGCATGGCCGCTTGCGCGGAGTCTTTCAGGAACTGCGTGATCTCCTGGATACCGACCATGCCAGCCAGTGCTGCACCTGCAGCAGCGAAACCTCGACCCAGGCCTGCCATTGCGGGTGCAGTCTGCTGCGCGTTGCGCCGCAGTGAGTCGATGTCCCGCTGTGCCCTGTTCAGGTCCTTGTCGGTGTAATCCGCTCTGATGCGGATAACGACGTCGCCACGACCAGCCATGTCAGGTCACCTTGTCCGCTGCGCGTTGCACCGCGGCACTGACCTTGTCGCGTGCATCGTCGACGTTCTTGTTGAAGGCCGGTCCGAATGCTCGACCAGCGCCGCCTTTCCAAATCCCAGCGCCATGCTTGCTGCGCAGCACTGTGGCGAACACGTCGCCGCCCCTGGCACCACTGCCTGCCAAGATGTAGATGGCACCCTGTGCGGTGGTGTTGGCGACCTGGCCAGTGACCTCCTGGAACCCCATTTCGTTTCGGCGTGCGCGAAAGCCTGGCCGGAACCCTGACCGGACTTTGCCGGCATTCCAGGACAGGTCGCGGCCGCGGTAGTTCCACGTTCCCCAGTTGCGTAGCGCCTGGTTCGGGACAGCGGCGCGCGCATCTTTGGCCATAGCGTCCATGGCTTGCCGCACTTCGCGCTGCAGGATTTTGAGTGAGTCGTCACCGAGCAGACGCAGTCTGGCCATGAGGGTTCGTGCGCCCTCAACGTCGATGTCGACTTTCATGTCACCGCCTTCGGTGTTTTCGTGCCGCTTCGGTTTCGGCTTTGATGCGCATGTCCTCGCGGTGCTTCATGTACCGGATCATCGTCATCAACATGCGCGGCGATTCGGCCAACAGGACGCTGGGTGCTATTCCGAGCTCGACAGCGAGGGCTGCGATGTGCCAGGTCGCTGCTTTCGGTCCAAAGGGGCCGGGTCCTCGGCTTCGCCTCGGTCGAATGTTGGTGCCTTGGCCAGCCAGTCGTCAAAGGTGAGGTCGGTGAGTTTCTGCCGACTCATCGCGTTCCAGATGAGGAACAGGTACGCGGTGAGGGACAGGTCCGACATCGCTTTGATGACTGGTTGGTTGTAGTTCGCTTCGTATGCCACGAAGTCGGGAGCCGAGACAACTACGTCCCGGCTCCCATCCTCGTCGGTCACCTGGAAGGTAATGGGGGTGAGCATCGCAGGATCCCCTTTCAGGTTATGCGGTGGCGCGAGTGACGTTGCCGGTGATGGGGAAGGTCACCGACATGGTGGCCAGGTCCCCGACACTGGAGGAAATGGGATTCCATTGGGTGACCAGGACGTCGAACTGAAACTCCGGTGAGGTGGAGGACAGTGCGGTGCCTGCTGGTCGGATGCGGACCGCTGCGGTGCCACCGAAGTTGGTGACGAACAGCGAGTCGATCGCACCAGATGCGAAGTCCTGGTGAAACTCGAAATCGACTGTGCCCTGCTTCAGGCCTCCGATGCGGGTGCGGTAGCCGCCGGACGCACCGAAAGCGGTGGTTTCGACGTCGTCGGCTTCCAGGTTGATGGTCACCGCGGCTGTTGACGTGGTGACAGTTGACCCGGCAAAGACAACGACCGGGTCGGTGACAACATACTTTGCCACGATGATTCTCCCTTATGCGTAGACCTGGACGACGAACTCGGCGGCCAGGTAGGTGTTTTCTGCGATGCTCAATGCGGAGTAGTTCCGCATTTCGGTGACTCTCAGGGACTGTGCCGCCCCTGCGAGGGTCCTGTCAGCCTCGATGGCTGTTTTGATTGAGGTGGCGCCGGTGGGTGCGCAGTAGGCGTCGAGGGTGTTTTGCGCGGTGCGGTCGTCAACTTTGCCGACGATGACCAGGACGTTGAAGGTGTATTCGTCGAGGCCGCGGCGGAACGCGGTGTCGTAGGCGATGCCGGTGGGTAGGACGATGGCGACTGGTGGTTTGGGGTCTGGTGGCACTGTTGCGGCGGTGCGAAGCCCGGTGATGGCACCGAGGTTGGTGGCCAGGTTGGTGCGCAGCGTGGTGACGCTCATGCGATACCTGGTGGTCGTTTGCGGAATGGTGCGACCATGGCGGCTATGTCCGGGTCGACGCGGGACACTCGGACCGCACCGAGATCGCCGAACCCGGCAATGCCAAGGGGACTGTCCAGTCGCTTGTAGACGCGTAGCGCGCTGATGATGGTGGCTTGGCGGATCGCCATGGGGATGGTGGCGGTGCCAGCGTTGAACCCGAACACCGCGGTGACCTTCACTGTGGTGGTGCCGATGGAGTCCATCGGGAACAGGTATTCACCGACTGCGCGAATCCGGGTCACAGGGAACGTCAGACCAGAACTGTTCCGGTTCAGGGGTTCAAGTTGTGCGTCGCGGGACAGCACCCAGGTCACGTCGTAGACACCATCGGCGGCACTGGAAGTTTCCAAGGTGATCGCGGTGCCTGGGACGTCGTCAATGTCGACGACGTAGGCATTGGTCGGCACGTAGTAGTGGGTTTCGGTGCCGGAGGTGAAGAAGCGGCGTTCACACACCGAGTCGATCAGCCTGGAGGAGGATTCGATGGCCATTTCGAGCAGTGCGTCGTCAACAGAGTCGGTGATGCGTGCGGCGGCTTTCACCTCGCTCAAGGTGGCGTAGCCATTGGTGATCGCCACGATGCTCCTAACAGTTCACGAAGTTCCACGCCAATGCGGTTGGCAGTGGCACATTCACGTTGTATGCGTGCAACAGTTCTTGGTAGGTGTCCTGCCATTGCTGGCGTGGGGGAACCTTGACGCCATCCATTTCGTCGCAGTGGTCGCGGCCCACTGTGATGCAAGGCGGCAGCACTGTGACCCGCTGGCAGGTGGTCCAGGACCAGGCGTGCGCGTAACTGGTGTCAATCTTTGAGAGACCCAGCCTGGTGTCGATCGACGACTTCCTGACCACGTTGGCGCTAATCAGGGTCGCTGCGATTAGCAGCGAAGGATCGACCTGACTCAATTCGCTGGTAGTGCCAGTGAATCCTTCAGCGGTGTGCGGTGACCGGTCGGACAGCAGGATCAGCCGATCGACGTCGTCATCGAGGTGTTGCATGATCTGCAACAGAGCCCCTGGCAGGACCTGGTCGTCATCGCCGAGAATCCACACCCAGTCGG